CCTCCCCATCCTGCTTTCCACAAGCAGCGTTGGTGGACGTTTCGCGGGCAAAGGCGAGCATGTGAGGCAGACCGACCTTCTCGCTGGTCGCATTGAACTTCGCGATTGTGGCTGATTCCAGATCAACGCCGCGACGACGAGCCAGCTTGTCGAGGCAGATCATCACGTCCGCACATTCGTCGGCGAAGTCGGCCGGATCGGCGCGCGATCCACGCCAGCCGCGTTCTTCACGCTCCAGCTTCTTGACGACGTTCAGGAGTTCGCCGACCTCGCCGCCCAATTCGAGCGCATCGAACATGATGCCGGCATCGGCGCCTTCGACCCACGCCTCGTAGCGGGCCAGATTGACCCGGCGAAGCTGCGCCAAGAACGTCTCACCCTCACGCGCACGTGCTTCGTCCGCTACCGGGTCGGAGGGGGCGGGCTTCGGGGTGTAGGCGATGATGTCGCCGCCTAGCTTGACTGCACCGCCTACCGACATGTAAGGGTGCTGCCAGCATAAAGCGTTGTGGTCTTTACCCGCCCGCCCGACCGATCCCGATCGCAATAATACGTTGCCCCCATCCCAGTCATCCGGCGCATGCTCGCCGCCATGCCAGGGCTTCATGTTTGCGGGGATCGTCGGATCATTCTGCATTGGGGGTCTCCCGGATGGCGGTGGCTTCGGCACGAAAAATCCCGTTCATCATCACGCCAGTGGTATGATTGGTGCTGACGGCGAGAATCTCCGCTGCGCGCGTCTCCAAATGAGCCGCACACCGCTCGCGCTCGGCAAGGCGATGACGCGCGACGATAGCGACGATCAGGTCGTAATAAGCGGCGTGTGAGTTATCGAACTCCGCGGCGATAATCTCGTCAGCCGCCTCCCGATCCACCTGCTCGACCTTAATCACAGCATCACCTCAATAACATTGCCGACGATCGCCAGCACAATGAAGAACACGACCCATGCGGACACATAGGACCAGAACGGGCGGGGCGGTGTGTCCACGACAAGCGGCAACATGGCAATGTCGCGGTCGCGCACAGACATGGCGGATGGACGTTGATAGATCATCGTACAGAATCCTTATAACCAAGCCGGATAAGATCGGCGTCGCGAATGGCATCGAAGCGAGCGTTTATGGCGTCGCGCTGCCGGTCACGCTCAGCATCCAGGCGAGCGGCATAAGCCGGATCGCCAAGATACCGCTCAATCGTGAAGAACGTCTCGGTGCTGTCGATCAGCATGCGCTCGACCACGGAGATGCGGGCGGGGGCGGTCATGCCGACACCCCCAGAGCGCGATCAATGACAGCTTCCACCGTCTGTTCGCAGTAGGCGGTCCAAGGGGCGTACACAGCGTCAACCGCGGCCTGCGGAGCGTCAGGCCCGATCTGATCGTAGGCGGCGCTGCACAGAGCCAGAAGCTCCGCGCCGAACGTCTCATTGATTCGGCGCAGCGCTTCCACGCGCATACCGACATAGCGGAAGCCCTGCTGCCACTCGTCGCGGAAGTGAACGGAGAGAGGGGGGCGCTTGGCGATGCTTGCCAGCAGGCCGGTTGCCTCGGGACTATCGAACCACTGAACCAGACGGCCGGCGTCGTTGGCGGGGGTGGGGGCGAGCATGTTCATGCTGCCACCCGAGCGCCATGCGCGGCAGCGAGGATATCGCGACCAGCGGCAGTGATGGCAACACCGTAATAGGGCTGGCGAGCCGCGCCGTTCTTGGGTGGGTTGACCGCCTTAACGATCGCGACCAGCCCGGCCGCTTCCAGGCGGCGTCCGTCAACTGCATCACCGTAGTTGTAGATGTCGCAGCCCTCGACTTTTGCGAGGTGCCCGAGAAGGGCGATCTGCGATGCGGAAAGCAAATGCGCTTCCATCGGTGGCCTCCAACATCGGCTCCGCGGATGCGGTGCCTTCTTGTGAGGTGGTATGAGGCCCATCTGCATACCTGTCAACACGCAAAAACACATTGACACACGAATAATGCGCAGGCATGCTCTTCCACATGGAAGAACGCAATCAGCTCATGGAGCATGTGCGGGAACGCACGCTAGCCGCCAGGATATCGCTCTACGCTTTGTGCGGGGAGGCAGGCGTATCCGGCAACGTCGCAACTCGGTGGATCAAGTACCGTCGTAACGAAGCCGGCGGTTGTGTGCCGTCGTTTCCTACGATCGTGAAGCTTGAGAAGCGCTTGGATGAGAGGGGTTCGTGATGAGCGGATTTGAAATTGGTGAGGTGGTGGTGTGCGTGGATAACGGGCCCGGAATTAATCCGGCTAGCGTTTACATAGATGGCTTACCCACTCCACTTGTATTGGGCCGCTTCTATAAGATTACTGGATTTGTAGTTGCTCCTGATAAGTCACTAGGGGTGCTGATCGATAACATGCCGCCGGAGCGCACTATTGGTGGCCCTGTAGGTTGGCAAGCGACGCGCTTCCGAAAACTCCCCCGCGCTGATGCAGAGTTCACCGCACAGATGCGCGCCTGCAAACCACAGCACCAGCCCGTCAACCGCATGGCCGATGCCATGACGCAATTGGAGAGTGAGAAGTGACGCCCGAACAGATCAACGCCATTGGCGAATCCCTAAACAGCCTGAGAAGCGAAAACGAACGCGGTGTGCTGATTGCATTCGAGGCTCTTGGGCCTGCGCCGGACGTGCGCTCAGGCAGCATTCGCGTAACCGTCGAGGGCGGTGGCGAAAGCGCCACGGGTCACGCGCTCAATCTCAGTAACGCTATCAATATCGCCCGTGCCAAGTTGGCGGACGCGATCAAGGCAGCAGCCAAGAAGCGCGAGAAGGAGAGTGAGAAGTGATCAAAGCTCTAGCAACCTACGTCCTCGTATGTTGGATATCGATAGGCGCACTCGCCGCGCTGCTCTACCTCGCGCCCGCCGGCTGGGAAGATGAAAACGGATACCACGATGGGGAGCCAACGGAATGACCCCCCTCCCCAACCGCCTACCCGCAGACTTCCACGAACACCGCCACAAAACCGTTGCCGCGCAGATGGCGATCTATGACCTGGGCAAGCATACGATCCTGCGCTGGCGTCGCGAGTCCGGCCTCAACGTGCAGGAGCGCGGATGGAGCGCAGAAGAACTGGCGACGCTCAAAACATGGTCGCAAGCCGGCGTATCGATCGCGACTGCCGCGAAGAACATGGGGCGTGGCCGCAGATCGGTTGCGACGGCGTTCCACCGCTACAAGCTGGGTGAATGGAAAGTCGTAAAGCGCGTACCCGTGCTTCTGCCAATTCCCGACGACCTAACCGCGCAATACGCCACCAAAACGCTTAACCAGCTCGCCAAGCATTACGGCGTCAGCGTCAAGACCGTGCGTCGTTGGGTCGCGGCGAAGGGCCTGAAACGCGAGCGCAAGGCAGCAAACGTACGGCCCGTGGATTTCAAGCGGCAGGCACCCGAGGCGCGGCAGCGGTTCAACAAGGACAGGTTCGTCACCGCGCCCGTCGATCGTGGCTATCGCGAGGACAGTGCCGCTGGTGATGCACAGCGCGTCTTACAGCGCGACGGGTGGCGGCCGGTCGTGCGCTGCGACGCGGCGGGCAGGCAGACTGCGAAAGGCCGCTACTGGATTTGCGGGCGGGCCATTGCGATCAGCGATGCCGAGTTGATCGAGCGGGCTGAACGGGCTGAGCGGAGGATGATGGGGTGATTAGATATACACAGTTCAGCGGCGGTCAGGGGTCGTACCGAACCGCCAAACTAGACCGGCTGGCGCATCCCGGCTGCGCACAGCGGCTGACCTTTGCCGACGTGCTCTATGAGGATGCGGACACGTATCGCTTTCTGATCGAAGCGGCATGCGATGTGCTGGAACGTACGGTACCCGAATGGCTTCCTCGTGCCGAGGATTTTCCTGATTATCAGGTGGGTGCCGATGTTCCTATTGAGGAATACCGTGGCGATCCCGACTGGCGCGCCTTCCTCGCCAACTTGCGCGCCAAAGCTGCGATTGACGTTCCAGAGCTTATTTGGCTGGTTGAAGGTCGCGACCCCTGGGAGGTCTATCGAGACGAGCGGTTCGTCGGCAATAGCAGTGCTGACCCTTGCTCGAAAATCCTCAAGCGGCAGATTCTCGACAAGTGGCGCAAGGCCAACTGCACACCGGAGGACACGTTCGCGGTCGGTATCGATGCTGGTGAGCATCACCGCCTCGACGGCTTAGCGGCTCGAATGGCGTTGCAGGGCTGGCACTTTCATTCGCCACTGCTGGACGATGATTTAGGCTACAGGTATCCGGTAATTGCGCATGGGCCTTTGGAAGACTTAGGGGTTGTGCCGCCCGCCCTTTATGCGCTCGACTATAAACACGGCAATTGCGGCGGGATGTGCTGCAAAGCTGGGCTTGCGCATTGGGCTAACCGGCGTCGTGTTCAACCTCGCCGCTTCCATTACGACCGAATGATGGAACGCAAGGTTCGCGAGTACATCGGAAACCCCGCTGCTACTTTTTTGCGCGATCGACGGGGCGGCATCACGAAGCCACTGAGTTTAGACGCCTTTGACGCACGTCTGCGCGCCTCGCCAGAACTTTCTTACAAATACGAGCCCGGCTCTAGCGGCTGCGGCTGCGCACTGGATGATGCGATATGAAACGCGTAGAGGTTTCTAGCTATCCTGTAAATATCTTCATTGCTGGCAACTTTTGGCACGCAAAAAAGATTTGCCTCCAATACTGCGAATCGGTTGGCCTTTGTGTCTCGGTAACCGAGACAAGCTATTGCTACACCGGTGGTGAAGAGGCCGGAGTGATCGTGGGCCTAATTCACTATCCCAGATTTCCTTCGACGCCAGCAGCGATATGGGTGCACGCCGAATCGTTAGGCGCGAAGCTATGCGAAATACTCAAGCAGCAGTCCTATACCATCCAAGCTTCCGATAAGACAGTCTGGTTCAGCCATCGCCTCGAAGACGATTCCGCATCCCCCAAAACCGCCTGACCTCAGCCTCGACATACGGCCGGATTCCTCGCGATTCCGGCCGTTTTCGTGGTTGACATAACTCCACGCAAAGAACATATCCGGTTCTCCAATATGGAGATTGGATATGCAGAAATACACAACGTTCAGTCCGCCCGGCAAGCCGCACATCGTCTGTCACGCGGAGTATGACCAAGGCAGCGAAGAATGGTTGCAGGCGCGGTGTGGCCTGCTGACGGCCAGCGAAATGAAGCTGATCCTTACGCCGACGCTTAAGGTCGCGAACAATGACAAGACCCGCGCGCATGTCTATGAGCTGGCAGCACAACGCATCACGCAATATGTCGAGCCGCACTATGTAGGTGACGACATGCTGCGTGGTCACGAAGACGAGGTGCGCGCTCGTCTGGCCTATGCCGGCAAGTTTGGCGAGGTCACCGAATGCGGCTTCATCACCAACAATCGTCATGGCTGCACGATTGGCTACTCCCCGGATGGTCTTGTTGGCGACGACGGTCTGATCGAGTGCAAATCTCGTCGGCAGAAATATCAGGTCCAGACGATCGTCAGCGGTGTTCCTGAAGAGCACATGCTACAGCTTCAGACGGGGTTGTTGGTCACCGAGCGCGAATGGATGGATTACGTTTCGTATTCCGGCGGCATGCCTATGGTCGTTCTGCGCGTCTACGCCGATGCCGAGACGCAAGATGCCATCATCAACGCAGCCATGCGCTTCGAAGAGCGCGTAACCGAGGTCATGGCCGAATACACCGACAACCTTGCGCCTGGGGGGCTCCGCTGGGTTCCTACGGAGCGCGTCATTGAACAGGAGATGTATGTATGACCGTAATTCGCGTCATTGATTTTGAAACCACCGGCATTGAGCCGACAGAGGGTGCAAAGGTGTGCGAGGTCGGTGTCTGCGACGCTATCATAAACACTCGCAAGGTCGGCATGCCACACTCTTGGCTATGCGGTGTTGACGTGATGCCACCTCAGGTTCGCGCCGTGCATCATATCCCACTTGCGGAGTGCGCGGACGCCGCCCCGTTTGACCCGGCCGACATGATTTACGACAATCTCGCCGCGCTGGCTGCGCACAACGCCGAGTTCGAAACAAAATTCTTTACGACCACTTTGCCTGTAATTTGTACCTACAAGGCAGCCCTGCGCGTCTGGCCGGATGCGCCTAGCCATTCAAACGGCGCACTACGCTATTGGCTTGAGGATGCCGGCAAAATAGCACTCCACCATGAGCTTACGCAGCCCGCGCATCGTGCTGGTCCCGACGCCTACGTTACCGCGCATATTCTCCTTGCACTATTTGACGCAGGCGCAACCGTCCGTGACATGATCACGTGGACGAAAGAGCCTCGTCTTCTGCCGACTTGTCCTATCGGCAAGTTCCGCGGACAGCCGTGGAGCGAAGTAGAAGTCGGGTTCCTCGGGTGGATGCTGCGTCAACCGACAATGGAAGTTGATTTAAAATGGAACGCTGAACGCGAGATTGCGCGTCGCCAAGGAGGAAAAGCATGAACGATATGTCTGCCGTAATTGTCGCCAAGAGCGACCAGTGGAACGCCGATGATTTTACCGCCGGCCCCCGTATCTTCACGATCGAAGACGTTTCGATCCGCCCCGGCACCGAACAGCCCGTGCAGATTAAACTCGCCGGCAGCGACAAGGTTTTCCGCCCCTGCAAGACCGTCAGTCGCATCCTCGTCGCAGCATGGGGTGCAGACGCTAACGTGTACCGCGGCCGATCTCTTGAGCTTTACACGGACCCTGGCGTGACATGGGGCGGCATGAAGGTGGGAGGCATCCGTATCTCGCGTATGTCTGATATCACCGCTCCCCTCGTCATCGCGCTTCAGGAGAAGAAGGGCAGCCGTAAGATGACGACGGTTCAGCCGCTGAAGGTCGAGGCGGCACAAGGTCTGACGCTCGATGATGCGCGCCTGATGCTTGAGAGCGCCGAGGACATGGCGGCGCTTGAAAAGGCTTGGAAGCGTCGGGACATGGCACCTTTCCGTGAAGAGCTTGCGGAGACGTTGGCGTTTCGGAAGACGCAGCTTACGCCGGTTGTGGATGATGCGGGTGAGGGGTTTGTGGCATGAGGGCGCAGCACACGCCGGGGCCGTGGTGTATTTCTGATATATCGCCGACATCGGTCATTTGTGAAAGGGATCAGCCGGGCATTGCGGTCATGCCCTTTAAGCGCGAGGAATCGGAGCGCAAAGCTAATGCGCGCTTGATTGCGGCCGCACCGGACTTGCTTGACGCGCTTGAGCGCCTTGCTGAAAATCCACAATCTTTCGCCGATATTATGGATTGCTACGGACGCGCAGCAATCGCCAAGGCTACGGGTGACGACACATGACCGACGCAGAAATCATCAAAGCGCTAGGCGGATGCGCCGCACTAGGCCGCGAATTCGGGCGCAACACCAAGAGCGTGCACAACTGGAAATCGCGCGGGATTCCGTGGCGATGGCGTGCGCCTGTGGTGGCGCTGGCGAAGAAGCGTGGTGTTGCGTTGCCTGTGGATTTTTTGACTAGGGAGGTGGGGTTGTGAGAAAGCCCACGCACCACGCAAAGCCCGAGATGACGATCGCGCAATCCACGCTGCAACTGCAAACGCTGCTAACGGGATGCTCGGACAACGCGCTTGCAGCCATGACGCCGGAATATCTGTCACGCTGCTACAAGGTGAAGCCGATGCTGGCGATGCAGATGTTGCGGGACCAGCGCGAGCATCGGAGGGCGCGGGATGCGTGAATCCATGAAGCCTACCAAGAGGCAAGTCTTGGCACGCAAACGTAACTGGCACATCTGGCGCTTGCGAGGTCTGTACACAAACAGCCATCCCATGAGCGGTGAACACTTGGCAGCTTATCTAGCTGCAATAGATGCGCAGCTAATCGAACTAGGCGCAGAGTCCGAAAGTGCGCGGCGGACAAGGTTGAAAGCCGAAAATGACCGATACGAGCGCTTCCGAGCGAAAATTATAGGAGATTGCGAGGTATGGTAATCTCATCATTATTTGATCTTGAGGAGTCGGCCCTGAAGCCAGTCGCTCGCTTTCCGATCGAGCCAAAGGACAAGGGCACCGACGATGAGGCAACACGGCAAGCGGCGTTCCGCACACTCCTGCGATACGCCGGGCCGTCGATCATGTCATGGTCCGTGCCAAACGCTGGTAAACGTGGCTTCAAGGCTCAGGCGCGCGTGAAGAAAGAGGGCCTTACGGCTGGCGTTCATGACGAGCATTATGCCTGGAACCACGGCATTGCCTTCCTTGAGTGGAAAGATGGGCGGGGCGTCATGTCCGATGCGCAGATCGATTGGGGCAATGCGATGGCTGACCGCGGGTTTCGTGTCGCCTGCGTGCGTACGCCAGAGTTCGCGTTGGCGCTGTTTGCCGAGTGGGGCGCGCCGGTAAGGGTGGCGTCATTGACGTAACAAACATGAAGGATTAGTGTAGGGGCTTCCGGCGAGCTTGTGGGCACTCGCTCAAGCCGGAAGCCAACACCGCGGAAGGAGGCCGCGTCTACATGCGTACAATAGACAGTATCGAAGATGGTTGCAACACACCATCGCTGGGTTCCCTGCTTGACGATATATTGGTGCGACTAGCGGAGTTTGCTCTGTTTCCTGCAGCCGCCGATGACAGCGAGCGCAAGCAGGCTATCATGTCTGCCTATGGCGCAGGTGAGATCACCGGACGCCAAGCGTCAATGCTGATCGCGCGGTTCGGGCTCAAGCACGCATGACCGATGCAATCGAGCAATTCCGCCAATTCATAGCCGCGACCTGCAGCACCGATCCTGGACCCATAATCGCGGACGGCAGGTGGCACCGCTTCAACATATCAGACACGCGCTCCAAGTCATCTAAGCCCGGTCGCTATTTGATGCACAATGATGAGCGGCCGGTTGGCTTGTTCATGGACTGGCGCGACGAGAAAACCCGGCATCGCTGGTTCTCCGACGCCATGCCTATATCGTACGATCGGGAGGCGGTTGCAGCGAAACGCGCGCTGCGCTCTGCGGAGTTGGAAGCACAGTTTACCGCTGCCGCCGTCGCAGCCAAGGCATGGTGGGACGGCGCGGTGAACGGGGCTGATGCTGCAGCACACCCCTACATAACGAAGAAGCAGATTCAGCCGCATGGCACGCGCGTTCGCAAGGACGGTTTGCTAGTTCCGCTCTACAACGCGGACGGTGAATTTCGGAGCATACAGCAGATTGCGGCCGACGGAAAAAGGCTGTTCTGGAAGGGTACTCAGGTCGAGGGAAATCATTTTCCGATCGGGGATTTTTCTGCAGGACCAATCGTGCTTTGCGAGGGCTTCTCCACCGGCGCTAGTATACACGAAGCTACGGGCTATCCTGTGGTTGTCTGCATTGACGCTGGCAATATGGCACCGGTTGCGCGCTGGGCTGGGCACAAATGGGCAGGGAGGGAATTTATCGTCGCGGCTGATGACGATTGGCACCTGCCGCTGCAGGAGCCTCCCAAGCCTAATAAGGGTCGCGTTTCAGGTGAGAGCGCCGCTCGTATCCTTGGCTCAAGACTGATTGTCGCTTCCTTGCTGGGACTGGAAAGTGAGGGCGGTGACGATTTCAATGATGTGGCGCGGGAGTACGACCTGCAGACCGTAGCCGAACAATTCGAATCCGGCATGTTAGTTTCCGAGTTGGAAAAATCCGACGCTTCCGAAAAGATAGACGACAGCAAACCGCTCGTTAGCGCAACGCCGTTTACGTGGCGTCCAACGTCCGAAATTCCGAAAAGGCGCTGGCTCTACGGAAAACACCTATTGCGGAAATTCGTATCTCTTGACGTCGCGGCAGGTGGTGTTGGTAAGTCTTCGCTTAAAATCGGTGAAGCGCTGGCGATGGCAACCGGCCGCGATTTTTACGATAAGGGCCTGCCAGAAGGCGCGCTTAATGTCTGGATGTGGAATCTTGAAGACCCGCACGACGAAATAGAGCGTCGATTGCATGCGACGGCTCAACGCTTCAAAGTATGCCCTGAAGAGCTGCAGGATAGGCTTTACGTCGACAGTGGTCGCGACCAACCGCTGGTCATGGCTACCGAGGGTCCAGATGGCGCGATGATCGTTCGCCCGGTTGTGGACGCTCTGATAGCCGAAATGATCGCGCGCAAAATCGACGTGCTGCAGATCGACCCGTTCATCAGCTCGCATGCCGTGTCCGAGAACGATAACAACGCGATCGACTTGGTTGCCAAAGAATGGAACGTCGTTGCCGAGCGTACCGGCGCTGCAATCAACCTCGTACATCACGTCCGAAAGCAGAACGGGGCAGAGGCAACCGCAGACAGCGCTCGCGGCGCATCGTCACTTATTGGAAAGGCGCGATCTGTCCTCGTTTATAATCGAATGAGTGAGGACGAGGCTGCCAAGCTGAACGTGCCGGAAGACGAACGTTTTTTCTATTTTCGCGTCGATAACGACAAGGCCAATCTAGCTCCACCCGAGCGAGGCGATTGGTATCGCATGAACAACGAAGACCTGTGCAATGGCGATAGCGTCGGTGTCGCGTGCTCGTGGACTCCGCCAGACGCCTTTGCGGGTATCACGGTCGGGCACCTCTATCAGGTGCAGAAAGCGGTGTCGGAAGGCGAATGGCGCGAGAACCCGCAAACGAAGGATGCATGGGTCGGCAATGTCGTCGCAAACGTCGTTGGCCTTGATCTGGACAAGAAACATGAGCGCAAAAGGGCTCAAACTTTGATCTTCGCTTGGGTTCGGGCCGGCTCTCTTTTGGTTGTCGAGCGCGAGGATTCCAAGCGCATGAAACGCAAGTTTGTGGAGGTCGGGGAATGGGCAGAATTGTGATTGCCACACCTCAAAATAACGCGGTGCGGCAAGGTGTGGCAGGTGTGGCAAAATACCATCACGAAATCTGCCACACCACCACCTCTCCTCCGTAGGAGGTGGTGGTGGTGTGGCAGGTGAGTATTCAACGAAATTGGAGGTAGGGCAAATGGCTGGTTCGGTTAACAAGGTAATCATCGTCGGCAACCTCGGGCGTGACCCAGAGAGCAAGGCGTTCAGCAACGGCAACAAGGTCGTTAACCTGCGTATCGCAACGTCGGAAAGCTGGAAGGACAAGCAGTCAGGAGAGCGCAAGGAAAAGACCGAATGGCACTCGGTCGCGATCTTCAACGAGGGTCTCGGCAACGTCGCTGAGAAATTCCTGCGCAAGGGATCGAAGGTGTATATCGAGGGCGCGCTCCAGACGCGCAAATGGCAGGACCAGTCGGGCAACGACAAGTACAGCACCGAGATCGTGCTGCAGGGCTTCAACAGCGTCCTGACGATGCTCGACGGACCTTCAGGAAAGGGTGGCAACTCCAGCGATTCGGCATCTGGCGGATCGTCAGCGCCGGCCGGTAATGCTCGCGGTTTTTCCGACGACCTGGACGATGATGTGCCATTCCTCACATGCGATCCGTTCGCTGATGAGCCCCGTAACGCTCGCATGCGGATCATCTGAGCATGACCCAGCCCGCACCACTAACCGCGTTCATCATCGCCATGCTGAAGACCCCGCGCGACAGTCTGGTGCGGGCCGATGCGGGTAAGCTCGCTGCGAAGTACGGCATATCGGTCGCCCATGCCGAGGGGTATCTGCGGTTGTGGGGTGGGGGTTGACGCCTTGCAAAGGGCGTAAATCGGTGTAGAGTGCGGGGTGACAGAGCGTTCTTGCAGGTCCCCCTCCACCTTTTCCGCAACGGCCTCGCGTACGGCCTCGGCAGGGAACTTGCCAACGTCATTAGACGTGCTATGTTCGGGCGATGAGCGAGCGCGCAAAAAACGGCCAAAATGCGGAATTCCTTGCGCAGGCAGGAAAGGGAAGGCCTAAAGGTGTCCCGAACAAGACTACATCACTTCTCAAGGATGCTATCATCCAAGCTGCAACAGCGGCTGGAGGTAAGGACGGTCTTGTCGGCTATTTGACCGATCAAGCTGAGAAGAACCCCGGTCCCTTTATTGGGTTGCTCGGCAAGGTATTGCCAATGCAGCTTACTGGAGAAGACGGTGGGGCTATCAAGATAGAGCAAGAGGTTCGCGAAAATGCTGATGCAGTCGCCCGCTCAATTGCTGGCCTCGTTGAACGAGCAAGAGCGCCAGGAGTGGTGGCAAGCACTAAGCACTGAACAGCAGGCTAGTCTTAAATATCAGTGGGACTTTTGGGCTAGACCAGACCAGCTGGAACCCGTTGGCGATTGGTCGACTTGGCTGGCACTCGCTGGTCGCGGCTTCGGCAAAACGGAATTGGGCGCGCAGTGGGTGCGCAAGCGCGTATCAGAAGGCGCAATGGCGGTGGCGCTGGTCGCGGAGACGCAAAAAGACCTTGAGGAAGTCATGATACCCCGGCTTCTGAAGGTTACTCCTCCCGAGGAAGCGCCCGAAGTGCGCTACAAACCAGTTCGTCTTAGGTGGCCTAGCGGTGCTGTAGCGTTCGGATACAACGGCACTGAACCGGATCAGCTTCGCGGACCTGAGTTCGATACCGCTTGGGTGGACGAGCTGGCGAAATATTCCAAGGCTCGCGAAACATGGGACATGCTTCAGTTCACCATGCGCCGCCCCGATCCTCGCGTTCTTGTGACTACGACACCGCGCCCCATTCCGATCATCAAGGACATTCTCAAGGATGAGAAAACCGTGAAGACGGTCGGCTCAACGATGGCAAATGCGGATAACCTTGCTCCTTCGTTTCTGAAGGCGGTCCACGACAAATACGCAGGAACGCGCCTCGGCAGACAGGAGCTTGAGGGAGAAATCGTTGATGATGTCGTGGGCGCGTTGTGGACCAGGGCAATGCTTGACACGGGCAGGCGAAAAGCAGCCTTTGATGGTATGCCGCTGGATGAGAATGGCCGCCGTATCGAGATGAGTCGAGTCGTGATTGCTATCGACCCTAGCGGCACGGATGGCGACTCTGACGACGGCGATGCGATCGGCATCGTTGCGGCAGGACGTGGTGTGGACGGGCGTGGTTACGTTTTGGAGGACGCCACCTGCAAGCTTTCGCCGGAAGGATGGGCAAGGCGGTCCATCACCGCTTACCATCGGTGGGAAGCTGACCGGATAGTTGCGGAGCGTAACTTCGGTGGGGCGATGGTGCGAGCCGTGGTCAGAGCGTCCGATGCTAACGTTCCGTACAAAGAGGTGACGGCAAGCCGCGGCAAGTCCGCTCGCGCGGAGCCTATATCTGCGCTATACGAGCAAGGCCGCGTGTCCCATGTCGGCAGTGGCCTGACAGACTTGGAAGACGAAATGGTCCTTATGACTGCCAATGGTTATACGGGTGAGCGCTCGCCTAACCGCGTCGATGCTGTCGTATGGGCATTAACCGAAGTCATGTTGGGCCATCAGGTGCAGAAGCCTGATACTGCCTCAGTATCCATCCCCTCAATGGCTCGCAGATGAGCCGCACCGAACATGGTGGATGCTGCGGCTGTTTGGTGCTATTGCTGGCGCTCGTCGGGCTGTGGACCGTGATGGGATGGGTGGTATGAAAGCTGATCGTGACCCCAGCATGGCGAGGCGTTGATGTTGATTTTGCTCATGGCGCTACAGGCGCAGACCGTTTGCCGCATTGAGGTAAATCAGGTCGTGTGCCGGCAAGTTGCGCCAGTGGACTATCGCGCGGCTCTGGATCGCGGCATCGCTTCCGTGCCCACGACCAGCATCCATCAGCGTATAGGCAGGATGATTGCGGCTGGCGATTGCTCTGGGGCAAAGGCAACCGCTTTGCGTGCGGGCGATATCGACTTGGCGGCGTCTGTGGCGGAGGTTTGCCGGTGACCGAAGACAACCCCGAAACCCTCGTCAACGAGGAAGCGCCGCGGCAGGACGACGAGGCACTGCGCAAGCTGCACGACCGCGCAATGCGCAGCTTTGATGATGCGGTGCTGCCGCAGTTGCCGGTTCGCGAGCTTGCGCTGATTGCGCGTCGGTTTGCGGACATTCCGGGTGCCATGTGGGAGGGAGCGGCGGGCGATCAGTTCGGGGACAGCATCAAGCTCGAATTCCCCAAGCTGAAACGCGCGCTTCGCAAGCTTGAGAACGACTTCCGCCAGAACCGTATCGAGCCCGATTTCCGCCCCAGCGGTGGCACGAGCGACAACGAGACGGCTGATACGCTGGACGGGTTGTATCGGGCAGACAATCGCTTTTTCAAAGGGCAGCAGGCAAGGGACAACGCGCGATCGGAAGCCGCAAAGGGAGGCTTCGGTGCATATCGCCTTTTGAACGATTGGGCTGATCCGCTCGACAAGGATTCGGACTATCAGCGCGTCAATCCGGCCTCGCTCATTGCAGATGCGGATCAGTCGGTGTTTTTCGGGCCGTCCACGCTTTACGACAAGTCCGATGCCAAGTTCGCCTTCGTTCTGTCGGGCTGGTCGGAAGAGGCGTTCAAGGAAGAATACCCCGACGCGCAATATGTGACGTGGCCCGACGCCACGACCCGGCGCTGGTCCTACGACTGGTTCCGTCCCGATACGATCGCAGTGTGCGAGTATTACGAGATCGAGGACAAGGACGAATGGGTGCTCATCTTCACGCAGGAGGTGAGCGAGGAAGAAGAGCGGCACTGGCAGAAGGATATCAGCGCGGAGGACATTAAGGACCTGCGAGAGCGCGGGTTCAAGATGCGCAAGCGCAAGGCCAAGCGGCGGCGCTGTCGTAAGTATATTCTGTCCGGTGCCGAAGTGCTGGACGACTTCGGTTACATTGCTGGCGGCAATATCCCGATCGTTCCCGTCTATGGCGAGCGCGCCTATGTCGATGGTGTTGAGTGGTTCCGTGGTCTGGTTCAGCAGAATATGGATATGGTCCGCGTGTTCAACGCGGTCATGTCCTCGTTGTACGAGATCACGACGCTTGCGCCGTATGAGCGGCCGATCTTTCTTGCCGAGCAAATGCCGCCCAATCTCGCTACGATGTGGGCGCGCGGTAACATCGATCGCCATCCGTATGCGCTGGTCAATCCCGCCCTTGATCCTATCACAGGCGGCATTGCCGCCATGGGCCCCATCGGCAAGGTCGAGACACCCCAGGTGCCTGCCACGCTCGCGGCCATGGTCGAAATGCTGAACGGGCTGTTTGCCGAGGACGACCAGAACCCCGAAGAGGTCAAGGCCAACGTATCGGCGGACGCGATGGACATTGCGGCAGCGCGTGTCGATGCGAAATCGGGCGTGTTCTTGGACAATGATCGCCAGTCTACGCAGCGCGGCGGGGAACTCTATCTCGCTATGGCGTGTGAGGTCTACGTCGAGCCGGGCCGGGTTGTCGAGACGATGACCGAGGATGGTGACGACGGCGAAGCGGTGCTGTTGGAGGATTACAGCGATAACGGCGAGCTGAAGGTTCGCAACAACTTTGCCGCTGGACGCTACAAGGTCGTTGCCGATGTTGCCGAGACGACCACGACGCGCAGGGACCGCACGGTCAAGCAGATGCTGAACTATGCCGAGGTGTCGGTTGCGGCACAGGACATGGAAGGCGCACAGGCGGCGTTGATTACCGCTGGCCTCAACATGGATGGCGAGGGCATTGCGGACTTCCAGGATTGGCAGCGCGCCCGCGCTTTGAAGCTTGGCCTTGTCAAGCCTAACGAAGACGAGCAGCGCGAAGCGGAGGAAGCGGCGCAGAACCAGCAGCCCGACCCGACGCAGGAGCTTATCGCCAAACAGATCGAGAAGATTTCGGCCGATACGCAGAAGGCGCTTACCGCAGCTGGCTTGGATCAGGCCAAGATACAGGAGACGATGGCAAGCGCCGGCCTTAAAATGGCACAGGCGCAAGCTGTCGGCGGTCCCGAGTCCGCGCCCGATGCGCCAAGCGGGTTGCAAGCTGCAAACGACGAGGTTGAGCAGGTGTCCAAGCTTGCCGGTGCCAAGTTGAAGCTTGCTCAGGCCAGCAAGATAGACGAGGATATCGGGCATCAGCGTATCCGTACCGGCCACGATATCGAAATGGAGCGTCGTCAGCAGGATATGGCGGAAAGGCAGAGCGCGTGACTGAATTAGTAAGTCTTGATCAGCGGCGGTGGGAGAAGGACAACGACACCCGCGCGCACAGCGTAATATCCATGCTGAGGGTAGCAATAGGCCAGATTGAGGCGGGTGATATCAAGCCGGATCACGCGATCTTGTGCCTTGGTGGCCTTGATGGCGAAACGAATGCCACAACGACCGATTGGCTACAAGCTGGTCAATTTTCAGGTTTCGCGCAGCTTGGTCTTATCGAGCGGGTAAAGCTCGGGATTATCGACAGCGCAGAAAGAGTATAGCCGCAACCTCGCGGCAATCAGCGACCGCCGGCTGTGACGGGTGAGTGGAGGGAATGAATGGCAACGAAGCCTGAAGACATCATTGAAGAAGAAGTGGAGGAAGTCGAGGACCAGGAGGTTCTTGATCTGGACGAGGGCGATATCATTGACGACGAGGACGAGGAAACCCCGCCCGCCGATGATGATGACGCGCCTCGCTTTGCAGACGAGGAAGATCAGCAACCCGCGCCTGAGAACGATCTGGTCAAACACCTTCGCCAGCAAATCCGCGATCGGGACAAGCGTCTTGCCGAAACGCAGCGTGTTGCCGCACCCGAGCCGGATATCGTCGTAGGTGATAAGCCGACGCTCGAATCCTGCGGTTGGGATGCCGAGGAATACGAGACGCAGCGGGACGCATGGGACGATCGCAAGGCAGCGGCTGACAAGCAGGCGCTGAAGCGTGAGGAAGCCAAGCGTGCGCAGGAAGACGCATGGGGTAAGGTGACGCAGGACTACGCTACCAAAAAGGCGGCGTTGCGTTATCCGGATCGTGACGCAGCAGAACAGACGGCGCTCGAAACCCTGTCCCCGACTGCGCAGGCCCTGATCGCCAAGCATGCGGACAATTCGGCATTGTTCATCTACGCTGTGGGCAAGAGCCCGACGAAGCTTGCCGAATTGGCGCGTATCGATGCCGAGGGTGATCCTTTCGCGGTCGTGAAGGCCGTAACCAAGATGGAGGCGAATTTGACGACCAAGAAGACGGGCGCGAGACCACCTAATCCCGATGTACCGGTTCGCGGTCGTCCGATTGCCGCGGTCAGTGGCGACAAGGTGCTTGAGAAGCTTGAGAAGGAAGCGGAGCGCACGGGCGATCGTAGCAAGATCATTGCCCATAAGCGCGCGATCAAGGAGAAGGCGAAGTGAACACCACGACAACCCAGGCGCGCGGACCATCGGAAACGGTGATGACGCGCGAAGATCAGCAGAACGCGGGCGGTATGCGTCGCGTCATGCCGGACACGAAGTTTGTCTATTACGACGCCGCGCCGCTGACCGAATATCCGCGCATGATGTACAAGAAGACCGACAAGGAGATTACGCAGGCGCACGCCGACGCGCTGTCCGAGTTGAAAGACGCGCCGATGGTCATCAACCGCTATTCCGGGCTCTTGTGCGACACGATGATCGCGCATGATGCGGCGGAAGCGGAGGCGCTGTCGGCAAACGGCTGGGATATCAGCCCGCAGGCGGCGTATGGTGAAGAGCCCGGCATGGTCGAGGCTACCAGCGCGAAGGATGCCGAGATCGCCGAGCTTCGGCGACAGTTGGCGGAGCGAGCGCCCCCCGCACCCGAGCCTGAAATCCGTCGTGGGCCTGGACGCCCGCCTAAGACAATTGAATAACCAAGTTTCGGTTGGAGACTTCCTTAGCGGCTTTGGACCGAGCCGTTTATCATCCGCCCTCCTGCGCCATGAGAGCCCGACACGCAGATACTCGCGCGGCGCAAGGCAAGCCCCGTCTCCGTAATTAACCAGGAGGAAAGGGCGGAAGGTTCAGCCCCTATTGCAACGGCAATTATACGTTGCTATAGGGGCATTAGCCATCAGCATCCGGGGGGCTGTGATCCCTGAGTAGGCGGAATCGAGCAGGTTGCTCTTTCATCTACTTCAGGGGATTTTACATGGCTTCTAGTTTTCCGTATTCGATTCGCGCAGCCTTCGACAATCTGATCGAGGGCTTTGAGGATCGGCTAACCTACGCACAGGTTGCAACCAAGATCGATCTTGGCGACGCGCAGGAGCAGGTTTACACGCGCGATCGTGTGTGGATTCCGCAGCCGATGATCGGTTCGTCGTATGACGGCTTCGACCAGACCAGCAATTTCGACGGCCTGACGCAGCTTTGGGTGCCGGCTCAGGTCGGCTTCCACAAGGCAAGCCCGAAGTCGCTGAGCGCCAAGGCCATGCGCAACAAGATGGCGATCGACATGTACGCCAACGAGGTCGGCACGAAGCTGGCGTCGGACGTGAACCGCGCCGTTCGCAATCGTGTCGCGCTCGAAGGCGCGATCTACACCAAGCGCACCGTTGCCCCCACGGGTTCGGCCGATTTGTTCCTGTCGTCGGCTCAGATGACGGAAGTCGGCGTGCCGTCCGGTGATCGCGTGGCAATGATTGGTGTCCGCAACGCCATCGGCATGCTGTCCAACGTTTCGGATCGTCAGACCATGGGCGATCTGTCGAAGAAGGCGTATCAGGACGGCGAGCTTTCGGCTCGTATCGCCGGTTTCGACGTTTACACGGACGATCAGCCGATCCGCCTTGCTCCGGCTGCTGGCGGCACGACCACGGTCAACGGCGCAAACCAGTATTGGGAGCCTGCCGCCACCACGACGCAGACGGATGGCACGGAGAACAACCGTGACAATCGTTGGGGCCAGCTCGTCGTCACCAGCGCCAATATTGCGGGCATCAAGCCGGGCGATGCTTTCACGGTCGCGGGCGTCAACTCGGTTCACCTGATTTCCAAGCAGGACACCGGGCAGCTCAAGACGGCTCGCGTTATCTCGGTCAACACCACGACCAACACCATCACCTACGCGCCGGCCTTCATTTCGAACGGTGGCAACACGATCGGCGGTCGCGAGTATCAGAACGTCACCGCAACGCCTGCGAACGGCGCGGCTATTACGTGGCTCAACACCGCGATTGCCGAGATCAGCCCGTTCTTCCTGCGTTCCGCGGTCGGGCTTCTCCCTGGCACGTTCGAAGTGGAGCCGGAGGATGGTTGGGACATCATGCAGGCCACGACTCCGAAGCTTGGCCTTCGCATCATCTGCACCAAGCAGGGCAATATCAACGATCTTTCGACCAAGATGCGTTGGGATATCGACTTCGGCACGGTGCTGACCCAGCCTGAATTCGCAGGCGCGATGCAGTTCAACCAGGTCTGATCGACCGTTCACATAAAGGATATTCGATATGACCACCAAGAACCCCGCTGAGCAGAACCTCAAGGAAAACGCCCCGGACGGCCTCGCGTTGTCCGATGGCGAGCTTAAGGCGGCTCGCAAGGAGGGCGCGAAGGAAGACGCCAAGGATATCGCCAAGGACGTGCATCGCTCGCTGACGGACGGCAACCTGCCCGGCGAGCAGCCTTCCACGCAGTATCTGAACGCGGATGAATCGCAGCCGTGGGCGCATAACCTTGATCTTGGCGTCGAGGCGTTCGAAAAGCTGGTTTCGACCACGCCGGGCAAGGAAGACCGCAACAAGAACGAGGGCTCGATCCCGGACGAGAAGGTCTATGGCCTGCTTGCTCTGGAACGCAACGGCAAGAACCGTACGCCCTATGTCAAGGCGATGATGAAGCGTCTGAAGCTCAAGGCGGATGAACTTCCCGGCGGCGGGCCGTCGTACACCAACGACGTGACGAACATCACCGATCTGAACTGATTACGGCGGGGCTTCGGCCCCGTCTCTTTTTGAAGGGATGCGCCTGTGAGCGGTGGCAATGTCGTTCTTATCGACCCGCAAACGGGCGCGCCTTATCGGGCTGGTAGTGGAGGTGGCGGTTCTGGGGCAACTGGCCCCGGCACAGCGACCGACGCAAGCCGTGTCACGTATGCTAGCGATGGGGCTACGGTTCCGGTTCGCGGAAACGGCTCTGCTGACGCAGGGTCGGCTTTATCTGTAGTGAATGCTTCTAACGGACCCGCGTTTGCGATAGGGTCGTCCTCAACCCAAAGCGCGGGTTCCAATCTAGCGCCAACTATCGGTTTTATAGGATCGGGCTTCGCGCGTAACCCGGCGAATCTAGCTGTCCAGGCGGGTCTTTGGACCGGTGCGATTGTCGTTCCTCAACCCGGCGATGCGATAGGCGCTTACGTCGTTTCCAAAGGCGGCGCGAACATCGCCACTGCTCAAGTCGCAGTGCCTGCAAACACTGCAACGCAGGTGGTCGCGGCACGGACGGGACGCCAGAAAGTGACGCTTTCGCCGCTTACCAGTGCGGCCTTTTTCCAAGGTGCATCCGGGGTGTCCGCTACTACCGGGCTGTTCGTGCCCGCCGGTTCCAGCAAGACCACGGACACGGCAGCGGCCATCTTCGTGTTTTCCACGACGGCAATTACCGTCAGTGTCGAGGAATTGTTCTGATGAGCGATATTTCGGGCACCTCGTCTTTTGGTCCTGTTTCGGGATCGAACCTTTCAGGAACAGCTACCACGACCAGCGGCGGGTTCAATATCCCAGCCAACGCCAATCGTCGCCCTGGTGACTTGCAAGGACAGAACGTTGCCACGGTATCGATCGGCTTCAACGAGTTCAACGGCACGGCAGCCATCGGATCGGCGGGCACATACACCGTGCCGGCCGGCGCTACGTTCAGCATCACGACCAACCAGCAGGTCAACTTCATTGCGGCGTCTGGCACTGCTCCTGTCACGATTACGGGCCTCTGATGCCGATCGGCCGCACTATGATGCGGCAGGGTCGTCGTCCTGCCTCGGTCAGCGGTGGGGCAATAGATGTGCCTGTCATTGCGTTGCTCGCTCTTAACGAGTTGATGGCGTTCGACGGAGATAGCATCACGGCGGGCGCGTTTGGACCGACGTATATCGACAGCGCGATCATGGCGATGGGCGGGCGCTTGTCCTACCGCGGTGCGACTGCGTACAATACCGCGATCAGCGGTGCGACTGCCGCGGCATTGTCCGACCCGGCGCACACCAGCGAGACGATGGCGACCGCGCCTAAGCTCGTCACGGGGCTCGCCGGCACCAACGACCTCGCCAATACATCGGCTACGCCAGCCGCGATCTTTGGCAGCATCAAGACGATGTGGCGCGCATATCTGGACGCAGGTGCGAAGGCCGTAGTCTGGTCTACCGTGTTGCCGCGCGGCGGCTCGAATGCGCTGACCACGGCACGCGAGACTGATAGGCTGGCGCTCAACACGCTCATTCGCAATTTCGCGTCCGATCCAACATTGGCAGGATACGCGAGCAAGATTCGTGTTGTGGACAACGAAGGTGCGATCGTACCCGGCACCGATACGCTGGACGGCCTGCACCCCAATTGGCGCGGGTCACGCAAGCTGGGCATTGCGATGGGCGCGGCTGTGGCCTCGATATCCCCCACGACGACGCTGGACGGCGCGCACCTACTTGTCGGCAACCTGTTCCCCGACAAGGTGTTCGCGGGCTCGGGCGGGTTCGCGGGCTTCAACAACAACGTCACTGGCACCGTACCGGCGCAGTTCTATTGCACGGCTGACACGGGGCTGGCGGTGGCGCTGTCGGCTACTGCCGATGCGGCAGGCTATCCGGCTATCAAGCTGACCGTGACGGGCACGACGACGCAAGCCAGTGTCGTCGTGTTTGGCGGTAACTCGGTAGCCGTCAATGGCGTGGCGGGTGATCGTTTCGAGCAATCGTGGTACGCCAAGCTTGCCAATACGCAGGCGCTTCGGTCTTTCTATCTGCATAGCGACAACACTGCCACCAACTCGCCTAATTTCAGCGCGCCGTCACAGGTCATGGATGGCGTTCCAACCATTGAGGGCTTCTTGCGCACGTATGTATCGCCAGCACTGACCGGCAATGTTGCGTCCGACTTCCCGGTTGCGACGTTGTTTTTCGGGGTTGGCACAGCAGCAGCAGAGTTGACGCTATCGCAGCCTCGTTTACGTAAGGTAACGTAAGTGCATCTGGTATTCGGAAGATAGGAGGACGCTTTGGCTGAAGTAGGCCCCGTACCCAGCGTCTCGCAAAAAGCGCTAGATGATGTGAACGCCACCGCTGTCGCGGCTATGGCGAAGGCTGATGCCGCGCTTGCCGATGGGTTGACCAGCAACGATCGTCAGCAAGCCGTGCGCGTGCAGGTTACGCCCGATGCAACGGGCCGGGTGACGTTTTCGTTTCCGAAACTGTACGCGGCGGGTATCAAGCCGGCCGTGACGACGACGGCGGAAACGCCGCGTGATGCTACATACCGCAACGACGCCAGCGTCGAAGAGAATAGCGCGACTAATGCGCAGGTGGTCATCATCGTGCAGCGATTGCCGAAGACGTTGGTTGCTAGCGTGCTGGGAGCCGTTCTCAACATCGTCGTGCCTGTCACCACGCCCGTCTGGATCAATGTACTGGTGAGAGCCCCTGTGTAATGCCCATATTCGCCATCATTCCCGCAACCGGCCGCCCAAAACGCGATATCATCGAGCTTGCCTTCGCGGATTGTGGATTGGCGGGGTATGAATTCGACCGCACGCCCGAAGAACAATCTCTAGCGCTTCGCCAGCTCAACGCGCTGATGATGGAAACGCCGTGGGATGGTCTGGGTTACGATCAGCCTGCATACGGCGTGGGACAGGCTGAGGGCGGTTCGGGTATTCCGGATTTTGCAATCAACGCCGTGGCGCAATACCTCGCCATCCGCATTGCGCCTAGCATCGGCGTCACGCTTCCCGCTGAACATGCCAAGACTGCGGCACGGTCGCTCATGGCGCTGCAATCACAAATCGCCACGATCCCTACTGTTGAATTCCCCGGCAATACCGTGCGCGGCTCGGGGCATCGCTCTTGGGGCAACGGCATCGGATATCCGTACACGGGTTCGCGCTGATGCAAATCCCCATTCTCAGCGGCATCACCTCCAACAAGGCGGCGGAGTTTCAAGTTTCGCATCCGCTGAACCTCGAACCGATCATCATCGATTCCAAGATATCCAAGGGGCAGCTTCGCCACACGGCGGGCACAGAGGCTTTCTCGACGGGGCCGGGTATCATGCGCGCCGCGATCGTTTGGAATGGCCTCTACTACGCCGTCATGGGCGATACGTTGGTATCGGTGTCGGCAGCGGGAATTGTGAACAACATCGGCTTTGTAAGCGGCTTGGGCACAGCCTCGCTGGACTATTCGTTTGACCGGCTCATCATCCGAAGCGGGGTTATGCTATGGTATTACGACGGCGCTACGCTTTCGCAGGTTACCGACACCGATTTGGGAAAAGTCGTAGATAGCCTTTGGGTCGACGGCTACACGATGACGACGGATGGCACGTTTATCATCGTCACGGAGATCAATGATCCATTCCAGGTGCTGCCTCTGAAATACGCCAGTGCTGAGGCCGACCCAGACCCGATCGTCGGATTGCTCAAGCTGCGCGGCGAGGTGTACGCGCTGGGCACGGATACGATACAGGTTTTTCAGAACGTAGGCGGTTCGGGCTTTCCGTTTCAGGTCGTGCCGGGCGCAACGATTCAAAAAGGATGTGTCGGGACGCAGGCGAAAACGCTGTTTGGCGAAACGTTCGCGTTCGTGGGCGCGGCCCGCAACGATGCCCTGGGTGTGCATGTCGCGGGTTCCGGCACATCCAGCAAGATCAGCACAAGGATTGTTGACGACGCCTTGGCGGCCGTGGCTGACGCTTCGAAGATCGTGCTGGAAAAGCGCGTCTCGCGTGATGAATTGCGGTTGCTGGTTCACCTACCCGATGAGACATGGGTTTTTCTTGCCAAGGCGTCCGAGAAGGCGGGCGAGGCGATCTGGTATCGCTGTCAATCCGGCGTCGGTCAACCGTATCGCATTCGTAACGCCGTGTTTGCCTACAACCGGTTCTTGGTTGGCGATCTGAACAGCGGCGCGATCGGTTCCTTGCGCGACATTGCCACGACGCACTTTGGCGAAAGGGCGCAGTGGCAGTTTGACGTAGGGATTGCCTATAATGATGCGAAGGGCGCGATTATTGATCGCGTCGAGCTGATTGGATTGCCGGGGCGTGGTTCGGATGACGCAGGCTCCGAAGTGTTCATGTCTTACACCCGCGACGGTGAGGCTTTTACGCCGGAACGTGCCGTGCAGGCGGGGCTTACGGGTGAGCGCGGCAAGCGCGTACAGTGGCGTCCGCATTTCCGCATTCGCAATTACGCGGGCATGCGATTCCGCGGTTACAATGCCATGGCCGCGGGGTGGGCGGCTTGTGAGGTTGAGGCTAGGCCGTTGAGCGTTTAGGTGGCCCGTTCTGTTTCCCGGTGGGCCAAGCCGATGCGGTTGTTAGGCCGCGATTGCCTGTGCGACAGGCTCGTTGTCGTTGACGGTTAAGTCAGCTGTCCCGTTGCGGTGGGCCATTCCGGATCGCGTTCAGCATCACTCCGCGCAGTCGATCCTAGTTCGCCCCCATCAATGCTAGCAGGGTCTCTTGCCTTCGGCTTCTAGCGGCTTTCGCCGTTTATCACCTAACCTGCTAGCAATGGTGGAGGCGGCGGGTACTGCCCCCGCGTCCTCGCGCTTCATTCAACCGATCGAATTACGATCATTGCTGCGATGGTATCCCGAAGGACAATCCCGCAAAAACGGGAACGCGATAACGACCGCCGCAGCTCTCGCAAAATGCCACATCTGCTGTTATAGTCAACCCCATGAACAACGGCATCGCCTCCCTCCCCCGAGAAATCCTATCGCGCGCTCTTGGGAACGACGTGCGGGCCGTGCGGGCCTTTGAACAGGAGGCGGCGAACAATGACGCACTGTCCGAACAGGTTGCGGCGAACGTCGATGCTACGGAAGCGCTGAACGATGCGACGGTGCTGGTGCTGTCTTCAAACGCAGCGTTCAACAATGAGCGCGTTCTGCGCGTAGGTCCTGGCATTCGTGCTCGCGACGATGGAGCAAGTCTTACACTGTCGGTCAATGACGAGGTGCCGCATGTTTTGGGCGGTTTCCCCGTCAACCTGACCGCCACGCAGGCAAGCAACCTTCTGCTCCCTACTGCGGGCCGTATCGCCACCACCGATCAACCCGAGACGCTGACGCAAAAGATCGTGTCGGTTCCGCTATTCAGTAGCGTACCGGAATACGCCACTGATGCAGAAGCGAAGGTAGGCGATGTCTATACGCTGACCGGTTCAACGGCCTTGCACTTCCGACGCGCTTAGCATATCGTCACGCCATCGGCTGACCTATCGCCTGCGCCGGGGCCTAACCTCAATATAGAGGCGACGGACCTTGGGCCTTTTTTCTGTTATCGGCGGCATCTTCGGGGGCAAGGCTCAGAAGAAGGGTATCGACAAGGCGACGGCTGCTCAGATTGATTACGCCAATCGATCGCTTGCGCAGTCGCAACAGCAGTACGAAACCACCCGCAACGATTACATGCCATATACGCAGGCTGGCACGCAGGCCATCGGGGCATATGGCAATCTGCTAGGCGCGAACGGAGCCGACGCGCAAGGCGCAGCGGTTGCCGGTCTGAAGGCCGATCCGTTCTTCCAGCAGAATTTGCAGGACGCCAACACGAACCTTCTTCAGACCGCATCGGCAACCGGCGGTGTCCGTGGTGGCAACGCAGCAGGGGCCATCGGCCAACTATCGCCCGCCTTGCTGCAATCCTATTATCAAAATGCCTTGTCGGGCTATGGCAACCTAGCGCAGCTCGGGCTTGGCGCAACGGGCTCTGTAGCGAGCGCCGGGCAGGCCAACACGCAGAACACGATCGGCTTGAATCAAGGCATCGGCAACGCGCTGTCGAGCAAGTATCTGACGAAGGCGGGCATCAACGCCGGCAACATCAACAACGTAGGCGGGTTCCTTGACAACCTTGCCACATCGTTCATTCCGGGTGGTGGTCAGGCGTCGGGTATCGGCAAGGCCCTGGGGAGCATCTTCTAAATGCCGGGGAATTTCTCGGATTACGCACAGGCGCTAGCCGCAGGCCAATCGCTGGTTCCCAACTGGCGGCAGGGCGATATGGTCGAGGCGCAGCTTGCGTCTGAGCGCTTGCGCCCGCAGTTGATTCAGTCCCAGATCGCTGGGCAGCAAGCCGAGGCGTTGCAGCGTCAGCAAGCGGCGGAGCGTGAGGAGCAGGACGCGAACGCGTTTCGCACTGACATTGCATCGCTTGGTGCCAAGCCGACGCCGCAGGCGTACCGTGCGCTGGCAGTGAAATACCCGAAGTTTCATGCTGCGATCGAGAACGCGGCAACTGGTCTGGATACGGAAAAGTCTCAGGCGTTGGTGCGCCACCTCGCGCCGATTCAGTCACTTATCGCCAACAAGCAGTATGATAAGGCGGCGGCGGAAGTTAAGCGTCATATCGACGCAGACAAGGCGGCGGGTGCGGAGCCGGACGAAACCGACCAAGAGCTTTACGACGAGTTGACGAGCGGCGATGCTGCGCGACAGGCAGGCGCGGGCGGCATGGTTTACGGCCTCCTTAATCAGCTTAACCCCAAGGATGCGGCGAAGAACATCGCCGATTACGGCACGGGTCCACAGGACAAGCGCTACACGGTAGGTCGCGCGCTGGTCGATAGCTCGGGGCAGGTTCTTTATCGCGACCCTGATGCCGAATATCGCACGGTCAAGAATGCAGACGGTTCGGAATCCATCGTTCAACTTTCGGGAGGAGGTGATCCGGTATCTGGCGGCGCAGGGGCTGCGCCTGGAAGTGGCGCGCCCCGCTCCGTCCGCAACAACAATCCCGGCAATCTGAAAGCCAGCGCGTTTACCCGCAAGCTTCCCGGCTTCAAGGGCGCGGATAAGGATGGGTTTGCCATCTTCGACAGTCCGACGAGTGGCGCGGGCGCTCAGGGTGCTTTGCTTGGCTCGTATATCGACCGCGGGTTCAACACGGTCGAGAAGATTATCAATCGCTGGGCTCCTGCATCCGACAACAACGACACGAAGGCGTATATCGCTTCTGTGGCGAAGGCCTTGAACGTCAATCCCGGTGATACGCTGTCAAAGGCGTCCATCCCGCAGTTGCAGTCGATCATTTCACGCGTCGAGGGCGGGCCGGGGTCGTCGTCGGGCGGCACGGGCAACGCGCCGGCTGTGGGCGGAGCCAATGTTCTTTACACCTCGACCGGCGGGGCGGGACAAGATTATCGCCTTCTTTCGCCAAACGAAAAGCGCGAAAGGGGCTTGGACGCTAGCAGCCAGTTTCAGATTGACCAAAAGGGTAGGATTACTCCTTTGGGTAGGAAGACTGAGCTAACCGAAGGTGAGCGTAAGGCCACTGGCCTTCTTGCGTCAATGGTCGCGGCTCAAAACTCTCTAAACGGGGTTAGGGGCTACGTACCTAATGCTGTCGGTCTTGCCCTGAACGACTTGAGCAACAAGAATCCTATCAAGGGTAATTTGTCGCAGACTGATCGCCGCGTCATGAACGCGCAATTAGCTTTCGCTAATGCAATTTTGCGCTTAGAGAGTGGCGCGGCTATCGGAAAAGACGAACAGGCGGCAAAGGCTCAAACCCTTTTCCCCATGCCGGGTGATGGACCTGAGGTGCAGGCAGACAAGCGCGCTCAGCGAGAAGCGGCGTTGAAATCCATGCGAATTGCGGCTGGCGGCGGCGCGGCTGACATTCCCAAAGTCGTGGGAGGTGGTCGCGGCAACGCTCAGAAGCCTGCTGCTGTTTTCGCGCCGCAGGGCGGCCGTTTGATCGGCATGTATCAGGGCAGGCAGGTATTCCAGTTGCCTAACGGCAAGCGCGTGGTGGCAAAGTAATGCAGCAGTTCGAAGAGCTACCAGCCGGCGCGACGATCGATCCGATTCCCGAGGGGTTCGAGGCGCTACCTGACGACGCGCAATTGGAACCCACGGAGGGCGCAACGCAGGGGTTGCCTGATGCGCAGTATCGCCAGCAGCTTCACGCGCTGATTGCAGCCAATCGCCCGCGGCAGGAGATTGATGCGCTTATCCGCGGGCAGGGCATTGATCCTGCGCAAGTCACCGGTATCGATCAAGCGCTTGCGGCAGCGCGGCAGGGGCGTGGCTTTGGCGTCCATAGCGTAGATGGCAACACTACGGCTGGGGCGGATGCGGAGACGGCGGGGCAGGCCTTGTACCGCGGCGTGGGCGATCTTGCCGCGGGTGTTGGCGATGTGCTCGGTATCGTCGCGAACCCGCTGAACGCCGGTATCAACGCAATCGCTGGCACGAATCTTAGCACGGACCTGGGCAAGACGCTTCGCGACCTGACCGGCGCGCCTGAAGCCGTGACGGAAGGTGAGCGACTTTTGAGCATGGCGGGCCGGGGCGGTGCGGCCGGTCTGGCGGGGGCGGGTCTGGGCGCAGCGGTTGGCGCGACCGCTGGCGGCATGACAGGTTTCGTTGGTCGGCAGGTTGGCGCGGCTCCGGCTGTCGATGCCGTTTCGGGCGTCACAGGCGGCGTAGGAGCGGAAGTCGGCAATCGTTACGGCGGTACGGCGGGGGCCATCGCTGGCGGGCTTGCTGGCGGTGTCGGTGGCGCGGCAGCAATGCAGCGTATCATTCAGCGCCTTCCCGCAGAACTGGCAATCGGCGCGAATGGTACGCTGACCCCCGAGGCGCACGAACTGGCATTGCGCGCTGGGGTGGACGAAGACGACTTGGTGCAATCCTATGCGCGTGCGCGGCGTTCCAACTCACCGCTTCGTGACGATCCCCGCACGCCCGCCGAGAGGCAGGCTGCACGCGAGGCGGTGCGCAACCGTCCGCGGGACGCCGATGTGGAGATTGTTGCACAAGACGGCTCCACGATGGCGCGCACGCCGCAGGAGGTGCCGGACCTCCAAGGCCAATCCGCGCGCATCGTTGACGCCATGGGGGAGCGCTTGCCGCCCTCGGCAGCGACCGAGACTGTCGCACCCGACGCCATCCCCACTACCCCGCAGGAGCGATACGACGAAGCGGCAAGTGAAGGTGTGCGCTACACGCGGGGGCAGGCTGAACAGGACTTCGAGGTCCAGAACGACGAAAACTCGTTGCGTGTTTCTGCCACGAACGAAGGCGAGCAGGCGCGCGGTTTCTTCCGTCAGCAGCAAGAGGAAATTCAAGGTGCTATAACCCGTTTCCGTTCTGCATTCGGTGAAGACGCGGGTAACGCCGCCGATCGCGGACAGCGGGTGAAAGACGCCGTTGGCGCTTTGCGCGATCAAGGGCAGGCCGGTGTGCGCGAGCTTTATCGACAGGCTGAAGAGCTTGGCGGGGAGGGGTTGACGCTTCAGACGGACGGTATTCGTGATGCGGCAACCGACGTTTTGATTGACGAGGCCGTGCCGGAAACCGTGAAGCGTGCGATCGGGCAGGAATTGGCGCGTTATGGCATCGTCGGGCAAGCAGAGCCGACGAACGCGCTTGGCATCACTCGCGTTACTCTTGACGACGGTTCGGCCGTATCGTTTCGCGGTCCTGTGAAGCAGCTTACCGCGTCGTCGGCAGATGCTATGCGCAAGGCCATCAACCGTCTGTACCTAAGCGACCCGACGCGGGCGTCACAAGCTATCAAGCCCGCTATTGACGACGCTCTAGAGGCTGCAATTGAAGGGGCTGCGTCAAAGGAAGGCGGGATCGGCAATGCTTACCGTGCGGCCCGTGACGCGCATCGCGCACAACAGCAGACGTTTAAGGCGAAAGACATTGTTGAGAACCTGATTGCCGTGAAGAAGGGCACGCAAACCGACGTCCTCCTCCCCGAACGCGCCATCGCTCAGGTAATTGGCGCGGGCAAGGAAGGCGTATCCAACCTTCGTCGGGTCAAGTCTTTGTTGCTTTCGAGCGACCATCCGACATCGCAGACTGCTTGGCGGGCTATCCAGCATCAGGGGCTTGCCGATATCTTCGACAGCGCGATCAGCCGCAACGTTAACGTAGGTGGGCCGGGCCAGATCGGCGATGTGGTCAGCGGGGCAAAACTCAACAGCGCAATTGAAACCTTTGGAGTGGACAAACTGCGTGAGCTTCTGGACCCGCAGGAATTCAATGGCCTGATGAAGCTGCGCCGCATCGTCGGCACGGCAACCATTCCGATCAGCGGCACGGTCAATCCGAGCGGCACGGCTACGAAGATCATCAACTATCTGCGCCAAGGGACGCTGAGGTTTGCAGGCGCTATCCCAGGTGTAGGCGGGGCGGCAAACGCATTCGCCGGCCTCGCTGCGAAGGGCAAAGAAATCGCAGCCACGCGCCGAACGCTGGAAGGCATCACGTCCTACGATGGGCGTTCCACGACCAGCGCACGCCTTGACGAGCAGGCACGCGATTTCGTGCGCGAGTATATCGACAGCGGGAAAAGCGGGCGTTTGGTGCCGACAAGCATCAACCTGACGGCAACACGGCCCACGAATACGAATGCGAGGAACGATCAATGACCCGCCTCACCAATCCTCAGCCGTTGTTTCTTGATGCTCGTGGCGCGCTTCTGGATGCAGGATATGTGTACGTTGGCGTTGCCAGCGCCGATCCGCAATCGCAGCCGGTAGCGGTATATTCGAACGTCGAGCGGACCATCCCCATCGCGCAGCCGTTGCGCACGTCTGGCGGCGCGATCGTCGCTCCGAACACGGCAACGCCTATCCAGGTGTTTTATGCCGAAGACGATGTGTCTATTCGCATCCTCGACGCAGATATGCAGTTGGTTCGCTATAGCCCGACGACTTATCCGCTCGGCATGGGGTTTCAGCCTCTTGATAGCGACCTGACAGCAATCGCAAATCTTTCCACTGCCGAATATGGCCGTAGTTTGCTGACACTTGCTAACCAGATGGCACTTAGGCAGGCAACCGGAATTCCAGACCCGCTACCCCTTTCCGGAGGGCAAATGACGGGCAATATTACGCGTCAAAACGCAGGAGTGCATGCATATTGGGCAAATCCCGCCATGAACGGAGGAAGAGAGTATCTGACGGTGAGCACGGCCTCTGACCCGTCTTCGCTGCCCGGCGATGTCTGGTATAAATATGTCGCTTAGCATTGTGGCGGCAACCGGTGACAAGCGCGCGGTTTCGGCTATCTCAGTACGTGACGAGGGCAATATTTCCCGCCTGATCAGCGAAATTTGGGTACGTGACGAAAACAACGTGCCGCGGCAGGTGTGGGGCGGGGCTTCGGGTGGCGGTGGAGGCGGTGGAGGCGGTTCATATACTGCCGCCGCCAACCCTTCATTCGTTTCTGGCGCAGGCTCTCGCAAGGTTGCATTGACCGTTTACACCAATCAAACGACTATTGAGGTGGCAGGCGGTGTTGCACCTTATACCTTCCAATGGGTTACTGAGGAGGGGTGGGACGTTCAGAACCTGACCAGCGCCGTAACGAGTTTTTCCAGCTCTGTAGCCCCCAACGAAATTAAGACACAGGCATTCTCTTGCACCGTCAAGGACGCGCAAGGAAATACGGCTATCGCTACGGTTCAAGCTGACGTAAGCAACTACTACAATGGAGGCGGCGTTGGCGACCTATAGCGATTTCGTTTTTGATCAGTCGGGCTACAATCGCCCCGTGGCTGGCGCTTATGTCTATTTTTTCAAAAACGATGGCACGTTTGCATCTGCAACGGCAAACCCGGTTCTCACCGACGATTTCGGCAAATACACCATCAACGATATCACTGAGGACGTTTACAAGGTTCAGGTGCGCCTAGGCGGTGTCATCATTGCCGAGGCTTCGGTTGTTGTCGGCACCCCGCCGCAATATGTCGGCCCTCCTGGCTCGGCGGGTCCCGCCGATAACACATATAGCAGCTATACCGCGCTGCTGGCGTCTGACCCGTCTCGCAAGTCGGCACGCCTTGTCGGGGACACCGATGCTGCGCCGCGGCCTGACGGTAATTACAACTACGTCGATGGCTCGGGGTGGATAGCGCAGCTCGCCGATGGCATCGCATACAGCCGCGCTGTCAACATTGCCTTGCCGCTCGACAAGTCATTGCCGCGTACGCTGGCATGGTTGTCGGGGGTTGATCCTTTTACAACTGCGTCGCAGCAATCCAAGCTTGAAACCGCCTTCACCGTGGCAAATGCCGAAGGTTACAGAGTGGTCGGCGCGGCTGAGGCGAACTACCGCCACGACGGTACTTTGCCTCTCGGGAGTGCTAGGTTTGACGGGCAAAGCTGTACCTTCACACCGTTGTCCAACGGCCCGCAGGCTCTGGTGCTGACCGGGGTGGGCGGCGTTATCGAGAACGTAACCAGCCTCGGAGCGGCCACGACGCGTAACGGCGGCGATGACAGCTACAACGGCGTGTATGTGGTGGATGCCGAGCGGTTCCGCCTTCAGAATGTCGATGTCGGGTCCGTCGATCCCATTGATAGCGCGAGTGGCCGGGGGCATGGGTTAGCCGCGATTCTGATGCGACGCGCCTTTGACGGGCGCATTATTGATTGCCGTGGTTATCGCTCCAAAGCGGACGGCTTGCATTTTACGGACGGTAGCTCGCGCAACATCGCTATTGCCGTGGAAATGCGAGAGGCAGGTGACGACACGTTCGCAATCGTGCCGTATGTGCCACAAGCAAGCATCTGCACAGACAATCGTATTATATCGCCTATCTCCTACAACTCGGGCTCTCGCGGCATCGCCTTGGTCGGCGGTGCGCGCAATATCGTGGAGTCACCAATCATTATCGGCAGCGCCGCAGCATCTGCGTATATCAACAGCGAAGATAGCTTCAACACGACCGGCAACCTTGACTGCCACATCCTGAATATGACGGCGTACGGAGCCGTCCAGGGTGCGCCTCACTTGGGTCCTAATTTCCAGAATGCCGCCGCGATCATTGGCGGACGTGCCGGCTCGGATACGATCAGCGGCGAGATTTACCAGCGAGCGGCGGTCAACTGCTCAATTACCGGTTCGATCCACCGTGCCGGTCCGCGGTGTTCGGCCGCTATCGACGTTTCAGCGCAGTTTGCGATTCGTCCTCGGATTGACCTTGATACACGGGATATGGTGGGGGATTCTTCGCCTAGCGGTATCTTGCTGGGCGGCGTTGATCCAGACGTCCGGCTACATGCCGACAACCTAGGTGGGTTGCCCGTACTGGTAACTGCAAGCACTGCCGGAACAGCCAAGGTCGGTATTTCCGGTAACGCGATGCGCGTCCAGGGTGCAGGGCCTGATTCCGTTATCTTCACTTTTGGCGCGCCAGGGCTTGTGTCCGCAACTATATCCGGGACTGTTTCGAACGCACCCGGCACATGGTTGAATGATTTTGGCAATAACGGCGACAAGATCAGATGGCGCGATGCTATTCATAACGGTCTAGTGAAAACAGGCCGGGACTATTCTACAGCGGAAATCACCTATACCAATGGTCTAAACCGAAGTGGCGGCAACCCAATCATCCTACGACGTATGCCCTCGGGCGATGTTGCGTTTTCTGGTGGTGCCGTTGTCGAGGCAACGATTCCGGCAAACACAATAATCGGGACCGTTCCGGTCGGATACCGGCCGATCGCACCCGCCTTTGCATTTGCAAAATCAGGTACGGCATTAGCCTTGATCCGCTTCGACACCAACGGCAATATCGTCAATGAAGACGCGCTCGCCGCTTCGTTCGGCATTACCACAGGATGGATCGGCATATGAATTGGCAAGATTGGAAAAGCGGCAAGCGCCCGGTTCCCGCGGACCGCACGGTTCATATCGAGCATCGCAATGGTTCGATTTCCTACTTCAAGCGCGCCGGGGACTTTACTTGGTACTGGCACGAAGACCAGACCGCGCCCGCTGCTGCTTATGATATCAGGCGGTGGTCGGAAGCGTAATTATTTTCTCATGCGCGCTGGCGCTTTCCAGCATACAGGATACAGCGGTGACACCTTGTGAAGACCTGAAGGCGAGAACCGAAGCCGAACAGGACCCGGCGAAGAAGGCGCTGCTTCAGGAGCAGTATGAGCGCGAATGCAACGATCCTACGGGGTCGGGTGGGCATGGCCCGGTGGTTCCCGAATAATGAGTCAAGAGGCGTTGATCTATCTGGGGCTGTGCGCGGGGGCGGTCGTCTTTGCTTGCCATGCGTCCAAGGATCAGCGCCTCGCATCGGTGACGCTGGCGGTAGGGCTGCTCGTCAACTGGTTGTTGGTCGAGTGGACTTATGCGGGCACGTCATCGCCACAGGCGACGTTACGCGGCTGGGGTATGCCCGCCAGCGCCGTCGACCTTTGGGCCATTTTCGATCTATCTCTAGGCGTGCTTGCCATCATTACAGGTCGCGCACGTTGGTGGGGTTGGGCTATATACGGTCTGTGCTTGGCACAGGTCATGACGCATGTTTTAAGGGTTCATTTTACCGACGCAACGTACACCTTCTGGTTAGATAAAATGTTGTTGGCTCAGGTGGCCGTTTTCGTCTTGCTAGGGGGTCGCGGTGTTTCCGATAGGATGTTTTCTTTGCTTGGCCTTCGTCGGCTGGGCCGCGCGACCAAGCGTGGGATGGCGAAAGTGGTTGAATCGTGAACGATCATGACCACCAGCTAAGGGTTCTGTATATCTCCATGGCGGCAATTGCCGGCTCGGTTACGGCCTTGTCGCTCATGCCATGGAAGACGATGAATTGGGGTGAGATTGCTCTGACGCTGTTCGTCGGGTCCAGCTTCGCCGCGTTTGCCGTGCCCTATCTCGTCGGAGAGCTTTGGGGCGTCAATCTCGACAACCTGCGCGCCGCCTGCTTCTTCACCTATCTTGGCGCAACCGGTGCCAACGCCTTCATTCCGATCCTGATACGCCGCGGTCGCTCGTTTCTAGAGCGCGTGTTTGGCAGCGAAAAGGAGGATGTGGCATGATCTTCGACATCCTCAATTCCTTGGGCCGGGTAATCCTAACTGGACTCGTCGTCTACAAGCTTACGCAGTACCGCGACATGGCCAATATGGTCGAGCGTATCGGCTTGGGGCTCATGGGAGGGTGCAGCTTCCTGACAGTGGGCGTGATCTGGGAACGCGACGGACCATTCGAGGGGTGGGCTTCCACGGTCATGACGGTGGGCGTCGTGCTGTATATCGGCGGAAGGACGTACCGCGATCGTAAGCACGACATTGCCAATCACCTCGCGTCGGCAGAGGCGTTGCGATATCTGAATACGAGGGGGAAGTTATGACACGCGCAGCGCTATTCGAAGCCATCCGCCCCTATGCTCCCGGTCAGCGCTTTACGCCTGCTATGGTGACGATGGTGGACGATCTGGCGGACAGGTTCGGTCTCGCGCGCGTTGGCACCGGCGATTGGCTTCCGCACGCGCTCTCGCTCATCAAGCAGTTCGAGGGCTGCAAGCTGACAGCTTACCCCGATCCTGGCACTGGCGGAAAGCCGTGGACAATCGGCTGGGGCTCCACCACAGACGCCCTCGGTAAGCCCATTCAGCCGGGAGATAAGTGGACCCAACCGCAAGCCGATCAGCGCCTTGCCTCGCACGTTGCCGAGTTCGCGGCAGGCGTCGACAAGCTTCTGGCGGGAGCGGCTACCACGCCAGCTCAGAAAGGCGCGTTAGTGTCGCTGGCCTACAATGTTGGACTTGGCAATCTCGGCTCGTCCACGCTGCTGAAGAAGCACAAGGCATCGGATTACGACGGCGCGGCGGCTCAGTTCCTCGTGTGGAACAAGGCGGCGGGCAAGGTCATGGCCGGGCTGACGCGCAGGCGAGAGGCTGAGGCGCGGGTTTATAAAGGGTTGGTGGCTTGACCCGCATCAACTGGCCGGACGCCCGTGGCTGGATCGGGATAGGCGTTTTCCTGCTGACGGTCATGGTATTCGTGATGACCGCCGCTATCCCAGCCCTGCGCGACAACGAGTATTTCAAGACGCTCGGTACGCTGGTCGTGGGTGCGTTCATCAAGGACGTGGTATCCTGGGCCTATGCAGCAACCAAGGGCGGCGGCGAGCTGGCGGAGCGTAATGCTACGATTGTTGAGAATCGCGCTACGGTTCCGGCTGGCACGTCGTCTGATCCGATCAGCACGAAAGAGGCGGGGTGATGCTGCGGCGGGGCGGGATTTGAACCCGCGACCTCGCGAAGTCTCCGCGAAAACGCTTTGACGACGGGCGCTCTATCCAACTGAAGCTACGCCGCCGCAGCCCCTTAGATACGCCACAAACCGCAGAAAGATGCAACCATGAAAATCCCCGGCCTATCCAAAATCGCCACCTTCGCACTGAAACTGGCGGTGCGCTCGATCGCCAAAGCCGCAGCCGATCCCGAAAACCCGCTGACGATCGCGACCGCCAAGAAGGCGCTTACGGATGCGGTGGAGGAAGAGGCTTTGCGGGCGGTGGGGAAGAGGGCAATCTAAACCTCCCCCTCCCGCCCGTACAGCGTCGTATTGACCGCATACGCCTTCTTGGCATCGGGTTGCGCTTCCCACGTCTCCACTAGCCAGCGGTCAAGGTCGCGTTTGTACACGGGCGCGTCTGGCGACATGTCAGCAACACGCGCCACGATGTCTTGCCATAAGCCGCGGTAGGGCTGCTGCTGGCGCTCTACGGCCTTGTAGCTGGGTTCGTGGTGGCAGTGTTCGCAGGGTTCGGTCATTCTGGCACCGTTGACAGCGTAGCGCGAGCCTTTGCGTACTTTGCCAACCGCTTAGCGTCGACCTGCGTCGGCTCTCGACCAAGCCGACGCATATCCATGTTGTCGGTAAGGTCCGCTAACTTCACCACGCGCGCGATCGGGTTGGCGGCGCAGCGGTCTATGAATGCTTCATAGGCTTCTTCTTCGCCGCGAGACAGCGCATAGACTGCATCCGCTATCTCATCGCCAAATTTCTTAGCGATAGATGTCCACGACATTCCGCAGTCCTCCATCGTATCGTGCAGCACAGCTACGATTCGCGCCTCGTCGCCTTCAACCGCCTGCATCACCCGCAGCGGGTGAAGAATGTACGGTTGACCGCCCTTGTCAAACTGTCCGCGGTGCGCGTTCGTTGCCAAAAGGATCGCGTCGGATAGATCGCCGGTTGCGCTCATTCTGTTACCTCATCAAGAGCGGCTTGGACCATTTTTTGCCAGATTTCATAAGGCGCGTCCGAGCGTAGACTGCTATAGCTATTATAGCTCTCGCCATCGGGCCCGCTGTCCCAATCACTGTCCAACGCATCATTCGCTGCATCCATCCCCTTCGCCAACATGCTTTTGCTCGGTTCAAGAAGGGCGGTCAGAACGGCGCGGGCAACCCGACGATCAACATCGCTGAGCCTCGCCACCGTGCAGCCAGGAACCATCCTCGCGTCCTTAACCGCCCGAGCCAGCTTCTCGATTGTCGTGGTCATGCGGATACCTCGTGCTGCACTTTTGTTGACCATTTGTCGATCAACGCAGATAGCTCACAACGGACACGACCCGGCGGTAGTGTGCGCAGCCCGGCGTGGAGTAGAGCGCGGCCAATATGAAAACGCAGCATCCGCATCACCCCACCTCCTTCGCCAGAGCGTGACGAGCGCGTAGGGATGCTGCGGTGAGGGCCGCTTCATATGTAGGTGCATAACCGGTCCAGAGGTTGGACAGACCACGCGACGGCGGGATGATATGAACTGTCCAGCCGGTGTAATCGCCTCGTGGAGGGATAGCCTCAATATGGTCGAAAGGCATGTCCACCAACGACATCGCCGCGTCGAGCGACGCCAACGGATTACCCCAAGGCGTCTCCATATCGCACGCAGTCGCTATCTCGACCCCTAGGTCATAGTTACCACCCTTCGCCGCCTCTACCCGTTCTGCTAGGTCAAGAAGGCTCATGCTACGGGCTCCGGTGCTGGAGGGAGGGGCATCCAGTGGGTGACAGCTTTGGAACCTTGCCGAGCGCGCATCCTCCACCAATCCCCGTCCGGCTGCACAACGGCGGGTTTTGGGAATGCGGCACCAAAGACGAGGACATGATCATCGTCTGATCCGGTCGCGGCCGGCGCGCTCTCGATCGGCCGCCATCCGTTATCCTCGCTCATGCGTTGGTGTCCTTGGCGGCAATTGACGGCTCGGTGCGGGATAAGGCGCGATGCAAGATCGTCCACATCCTCGGTTTCATAATGACGTCCCCTGTTCGCCTGCCGTCGCGGATCGTCTGCAATGCGTTCAACATCCGATTACGATCACGTTCGGCCTGGTCCAGGCGCTTCCATAGTGCAGCAAATGACAGGTCCTGAGACAGCCGCGCTTGTATTGCGCGGGCTTGCTTCCGAACGTCCGGATGCACCAGAGCGTCCAACGTCTCTTCGCTCAGCTCGCTCATACGTCGGTCCTATCAAGAGAGGTGGAGGCTCTAGCGATGATCGCTGCGATCTGCTTCTCGGCAGCGGCGTTGACGGTTGCCATTCTGGCGGCGTGGTCAGTTTCCGCTTTGCGCTTGCGGCGTGCGAATTCCCCGGCCACACCGCCAATCGCGTCGCGTACGTTCTTGGCAGTCTTCTCATCGCTGAAAGCCGCAACGACACCCGATGTTGATACCTGCCGAGGCCAGCCGCCAGAAAACTTGACCAGCTTTGGCGTCACCTTTTCAGCACGCTTCATCTCGACCCCGACGCGATCGTACGAGCCATCCGTGCGAAACAGAACCCAATCGCCCTCAGCTACTGCTACTTCACTCATCCTCTAATCTCCTTGCCGAGAGCTTGCCTCAAAAACAAAGAGCGTATAGCCACGCTAATGTGGCGACGCGCTCCATCGCGTTGTCCGCGGGGGCGTTCTCGACAAACGACCCCCGCCCCTTCTTCATGGGCTTGTCAGGGTGAGTCGTCAAGGTGGCGACCTCGCAGATAATGGCGGGCGGGGTAATGGGCGCACCCGTTGGATAGTAAACCGCAGCGTCGTGATGTCGTAGCCTCGCGCTTCTAGTTCCCCCACGAGGGAGGGGCGTTGCTCGACAGCCAAGGACGGAAACGTATAACCCAGCCGCTTCTCAGTGAGTGCATGCATCACCATGCGAGCGTCAGATTTGTCCGCACCGCCCGCTCCCCAGGCGACGCAAATGTCCGGGTCATCGTATCGGCTCGTGCGTCCGTAGACGATTTTCACTTCGCCCGGCTTGGCCGTTGGCGCACGCCATCTACGCTTCGCCATCACGACCGTCCTTCCTGTTCTGCGAGGTGCTGGCGGACGGCTAGTCCGAGCGGGGTGAGCGTCACCGCTCCTGATTTCGCCACGTCCGCGAGGTAGGAAAGGGCTAGTGCGAGCAACACACTGGTCGAACCCTCCAGATGACCGCGGTCTTCCGTGATGCAGTCGCGCTCTCCCTTCGTCAGCCCGCGCGCTATTGCGGCTACGTCCCGGGTCATGAGGGGTCCTTCGGTCGATGGCAGGGGCCGCGCATGAAGCGATCCGCATCTGCCGGATTGTTGGACACAGGGAAGCACGGGCGGCATCCAATGAATCCGTCGTCATCGGTATGAGCGTCGGCTTCCGGGATGCGCGCCCCACAAGCCTCGCACTTCACCTCGCTCTTGCTATGCGCTGCGTCGGTCATGCGGGCTCATCCTCGAAAGCTTCGACACCCCAATGGAGCTTGTGCAGGCGTCTATGTGTCAGGTCATCCGCATCGGCTTCCGACCACTCGGGGCCCCATTTGCCCATGGCCGTAAACAGTCCCGCCCGTCCGCGCTCACGGCCCTCGTCAAGCCAGTTGTGTTCAAACGGCAGGGCCAGCTTGTTGAGGATAGCGGCGAGCCAAGGATACGGTGGTGCCCACGCAGTTTCAAAAACCAGCGTCAGCGTGTCGTCAATGCGCTCGGTTGGTTGTTGCGAATACGCGTTCCACTTCGTGCCCCAGTTCTGCCGATTCCAGTCTAGCCCGGTGCGACCAAAAGCCTGCTCGTGCTGCTGACTAATCGATCCCATCCACATGTTCAGTGGAGGCGGCACCAAGACCGAGAAATCCACGTTGCCCTCGGCATCGCAGGCGGCGGCGATAATGGCTGCTTGTGCGGCGTCATCGACGTTGCGGAACACGAGTTCGTTGATGATATGATTAGGCATCGCGTCCTCTCTCCTTCTGCAAGATGCGGATGGCTGCGGCGAGGTCATCCCAAGCTTTCCGGTAGGATGGCTTCATATGCGGCCACTCGGTAGGTAGCGCGGTCGTCGTCAGCCTCGACACGTCAGCAGCCATGAATGCTCGAAACAGCACCTCGCCGGATACGCGCGCATAGCCATCCTCTACCCCTGCGGATGGCAGCGTCTGGGCTGCGGTGCGGGTGTGCAGTCGGTTCCACCAATCCATGACGTTGTAAGCCCAGCCGCCACAGCTGCGCTCATCAATCATGCAACCGCGCGACTGACGAAAATGTGTGCTGTTGCTGCATTTGATGTGATAGCCTGCACCACATCCAGCATCGGCGATGACCGCGGTTCCACCGCAAAGACTACACGGCACGCAACCGGCCTGTGCATCAAGCATTTGCTCGTGATCATTCATGCTGCTCCGCACCTCCGCGCTCTTTGGGGCGGCGGTCATGCGGTGGGGGCCTTGGCGAGAGCGGACCACAGAACCTTGCACGCGAGGTGAATGGCCTGATCCTGATTGTAGGACAGCTTGCCTCGGCATTTCAGGTCGTCGGTCAGCGCGTGGACAGCCGTCTCGGCAATTCCAAGGACAGGCGAGCGCGTGATCGCCGCGACAGCAGCCCCGTGGATGACTGCGTGCGCCCCTAGCGCCTGATACCACGGCACGCCGGGGATCGGTGCGGTACGGTTCTTGGCCTTCGCGAGGAAGTCACCTTGCAGCGGATAATCTGCGAGCGCGTGTGCGCCGATCATTGCGAACAAGCGGTTCATGCCAGCTTCTCCAACCACTCGATTGTCTCGCACCATCGTCGCTCGTCGTCAGCGCTGCACTCCATGCAGCCCTGCACCAGCCGTAGCGTCTTGCGAGCCTCGCTAATAATCCACGCGCGTCCGGCTTCACGCTCACCCTCCCTCAACGCTCGCACGTCGTGACCGGCGGTGGTGAGAGCGAGGGATTCGTTGGGAACCAGTTTTCGGATTGCACGCGCAATTTTCTTGGCTGCAATCTCGTAGCCTTCGGTGAAGGCGCTGGGCGTGTCTGTCTGTTCAGCATGGACATCAGCAATGCGAGCCGATGCCTCAATCGCCTGCCGTTGTGCCTCTAGGTTCGCCTCCCTCTCCCCCGTATCGGCGCTCGCGGCGTTGCAACGTGCGTCGATCGCGGCGGCGAAGTCTCGGTCCCACTGCGTCGGCTCGTGGTCGCCGCTCATCATCCATTCTTGGACGAAAGCCACGGTTTCGGCGCTCGCGGCGTTGGGGGATGCGATGATTTGGCCGCAAGGCTGTGGCAGTTCGACCAAACCACACTCAAGCGCTCGCATGATTGCTCTAGCGCCATCGCTGCTGGTCCAGTCCATTTCTATGCTGTCTTGCAACACGTCAGCGAGCCATTCTTCGGTCAGTATCTTATGAGCGAGCATTGATCGGCTCCCGGTGAATAAGATTGGGATTGGCGCGCTGCTCAAACGACACGACGTTACCGTCGTCAAAGAGCTTGTCGGCGTCGCGCGCCGGATCGTAGCTGAGACACGTGGTAGCCATGCAGCCGGTCCACTCGTCGTCACGGCTGCGATCGTCGTTGGCGGGGCAGACCGTGAACGGCTCGTGGCACGTCTCGCAGACATACGCGTCAACTGGCGTACCGTAATCATTTACGGTTCTTTCAACGAACATCGGCCATCTCCAATATGCGGTTATGAACAGTGCGCGCAATCGTGGCGGCGGCGAAGGCGTCCAGCCCCAAGCGGGTGCCGTGCTCGCAAATCAGCGCCGAGCATTCGGCGGCTGTCAACGCGATCCGATAACTGGCGTCTTGGGACACACCATCTTTCGGTATCAATGCTATAGCGCGCTTATACAGATCGCGGCGCTCGCCTTCCCCCGAACCCCCATCCTGCTTTCCACAAGCAGCGCTCGCGGCGTTGGGGGATGCGGCGGCAACCGCTTCCAATTGGTCGTCGACTTTCAGCGCCTCGCAGTCGTGCAACCAGTCGTGCCACCCGTCTCGCGCGGACTCCATATCAGCGTCTTCCGCGCCGCTGTCCTCGCATCCGTCGAGATAGCCCTGATTGTAAGCGTCATACGCAATAGTTGCAGGGTCTGTCCCCGCCTCCCCATCCTGCTTTCCACAAGCAG